AAAAACAAACGTGTAGTTTTATTTTCATTGCCAGGAGCATTTACTCCTACATGTAGCACATACCAGTTGCCGGGCTTTGAAGAAAACTATGATCGTATCCGCAACGCAGGTATTGATGAAGTTTATTGTATCAGTGTAAATGATGCGTTTGTTATGAACGCTTGGGCTAAACAACAAGACATTCAACACGTAAAAGTTATTCCAGATGGATCGGGCAACTTCACTCGCTTCATGGGTATGTTGATTGGTAAGAACCACTTAGGATTTGGTAACCGTAGTTGGCGCTACATGTGTGTAATGCACAATGGAGTTGTAGAAAAATGGTGGCAAGAGCCTGGTATCAACAACGATGGAGATGACAACGACCCCTATGGTGAAACAACACCAGAAAATTGTTGTGAATACCTAGAGAACGTCTAATATAGATTGTGCTAGGCGGGTTGTTCCGTAACGAACACGTGGAGGGCCATGGTTAGCCCTCCTGATTTTTTTCCAAATATGCGATATAATTTACCATGCTGTGATCACTGAAGTTATCAATATTCAGTTTTATCAATCCACCTAGCATACCTTTCCATCTATCTATAATTCTAGAAACTATACCAATCTTAGGACGGTACATACCTTTGCTGTCAAGATAGTGTTCGCAACCATCGTGTTTGTATCCCATAATAGCAAATGGCACACGAGTGACTATGTCATTGTTGTTGACCCAACGCTGGTGCTTGCAATTTAGACTTTTTACAAACTTGCGCCATCCTGTGCGTGGCGAACCATATGTGTACACTTCTTCAATAGTTGGCATATCAGGGTCATCTTCGCAACGGCTAGCCATGATAGTTGTCATAGCAGCACCTAGGCTGTGTCCGCAGAACCAAGCCTTGCGTGTTTTGCCTACAGCTTCTAAATCTTCTTTTACCAATGGCCAAAGTTCATCAACTTCATCCTTAAAGCCTTGATGAACTCTACCCACAGTTTCTGCAACTACTGGTGCAGCCTTCAAGTCAGCTTTCAAGTCGTTGAACTCACTAGGTTGTGTTCCACGACAAGCAATTACAATATCATCTGAATTTTGAAAACGATATGCTTGAGCACCATCTCTGTTGTAGAATTCAATTTCAGTAAACCCTAATCTTTTTGCGTGTTTTAAAACTTTTTTTGTATCATCTTGATACGCTATACTTGCTAGTTTAGCAAATAGGAGACTACGCTCCATAAATGTCATTTCTGTTATCATTGTAAGCCCTCAATTATAAACTTATTTAGTTTTATAAAACGCTAAATACTACTAGAGGTAAAGTAAATGAGAAAACGTACAAGAAGTATTTTACAAGAACTAAACAATTTGCATCAGACTCGTGGTGACGAATTTATTCAAACCACTGGTACTAATCTAATAGAAAGTTCTATTAACCTAATCAGTAAACTTTATGAAACCTATGATGAAAAGACTGCTGGCGAATTAGAAAGACGTTTTCTCAACAGCATTAGAGCTGGAAATAGCCGCAAGTTTAAAACAGGCGTAGACAAGATTATTGAAAGTAAAAAATAATGGCGTTTGAATTTCTAAACGATTTAACTGAAGCACGTATGACACGCAACAGTAATAACCAGCGTATGCTTACCTATACTGATTGTAAAGAACGTGCATACTTGATTATATTGATGATGCAGGTAATGCGCCATTATAGATCCTATAGAGATATTGTAGGGCATTATGCACATAAGACTGTGATGTACAGAGACTATGATAGACTAAGAGTAGACGGCAGTGATTTGTATAATTTATTTTATTTTGTCACTGGAGACGAAATGGCTTTAGGTAAATTAAAGGATCCTGGTAGTGCTAGTATAGAACGTAGAAAAACGTTGCTAGGTGTTGGGAACTTGAATGGCTATTTAAGACGTATGAAACGTTTGGACAAGCCGTCTAAAGTTGACGATAATGATCTTTTTCAACTGGAAAGAGAATTGTCTATTGCTAACAGCGACTATAAAACATTACGTAGACGTATTAGTACATATGGTACTGATACACAAAAAGAACGTGAAACTACTGTAACACGTTTATTGTTTGCAGGCAGAAGCAAACTAAGTGATAGTGATTTTCTACACCAATTTAGTAAACTTGCTCTTGATAAAAATTTAGAAGATTTGAATAGAACAGATCCAGAAGTAGACATTAGTGCGCCAGACGGAGTTACAACCTCAGATGTAATGAACTATAGATTTCTTGTTCCAGTTACAAGACTTCCTTACATTGCAAAGTTTATAGAAAATGCACGAGCAGGTAGATCTATTATTGCAAATTTTGTACAATCATATGCTCCTATTATTGTTATGATAGATGATATAGTAAAAGCAGGGCCTGCATATGTAAAACAATTGCAACAATTGCATGAAAGAGCAAAAAAAGCCCGTAAATAACGGTTTTTAATCTCAAATGGTAAATACAATATAAGAAACCCATAGAGTAATGGGTAGTCATTAGAGAATTAGGAGATTAAAATGGCAGAATTTACAAGAACAAACGGCTTAGGTCACGCAGATGGCACTAAGTACGAAACAGCACAAGTAACAACATTTGTACTAACAGCTGGTTCAACACCAACAACAGGCATTGGCGGAACACTAGAAGCAATCGCACAAGAGTTCAACCCAATGATCATGGAAGCAGACGGTACAAAAATCATCATGGTAATGGACGGTCACAATGCAACAACAGCTAGCATTGCGGCTCGTGCAAGTGAAATCATTGCTTCAACAACTTGCGCACAACCAACAACACTAGTTGGTATGTAAGTTAAAGCATAACAAAAAACAAAGCGTCACTTTTACAGTGGCGCTTTTTTTATGACTGTAAATAACACATGCGTTATTTGCCCGAGCATAAAATTACATTTATACACAATCCGAAAACAGCCGGCACTAGTATCAGTCAATGGTTAGATGATAACTTTGATACTGTAGAAGGACGCAAGCATGGTAGTTGGAAAGAAGCACAGGAGTTTTTTCCTAATAGCATTTTCACTTTTGGTGTTGTACGCAATCCTTGGGATAGGTTAGCAAGTTGGTATAAATTTGCAGGCGACGGCGACTTTACAGAATGGCTTACATTGAGACTTATGTACGGACACAATGATATTCCTAGCATTGGAATGACATTTAAGCCGCAGGTAAGTTGGAGTAGACAATGGTACAACTTAGGCACACCGCAAGCAGATTGGTTAGGCAACAGTGTAAATTATACACTTAAATTTGAATCGTTAGAAGATGACTTTAAAGAAATACAGAGAATACTAGATTGTGATAAACCATTGCCTATTTTAAACACAAGCAACTTGACAAATTACAAAGATATGTATACAATAGAAACAGCAGAATTGGTTAAAGATGTTTATGCCAAAGATGTGATAAGATACGGATATAAATTTTAATGTTTGAAGTACACACACTAGTAGATATTACTGAAACTAAAGCTAGGCGTGGAGAAGATCCATTTAAATTTAGCCAACAACAAAATTATCTTACCCTTTTAAATACAATAGGACTTCGCAGTAATCCAACTATAATTTCATCACCTAAATTAGTTGATACCTTTCCAAAATTTGGAACTAATTACAAAGATGCAAGACATGCTTGGAGATTTGTATTTGATATAGAATACGGTGCACACAGTGTTGATATGTTGTGTGAGGATTTTTCTATGGTTCCATTTATAAATGATTTAAACGAAGACTGTGAATTTAAAATAGCAATGTTTGAAACAAAAAACAGTAGAACAAAAAATATTGTTTTCAAGAAATTAGATAAATAATGTTAGTGGTAAAACACTTAGGCATTTATTAGGTAACGAAAAGGCTATTTCCTGTCGTAAACAATTGGAGAGATAAATGTCGACATCTGCATTAGAAAAAGAAAGTTTAGAAGCACACGTTGATTTGTGCGCACTGCGTTATGAGCAGTTTGATAAGCGTCTAACTAATGTTGAAACAAAACTAGATGGTATTGCAGACCAAATGGCAGCAGGACAGAGTAGTCTTACAAAAGTTATTATAGGAGCAGCAGGCACAATCGTAGCAGGTTTATTATCTACTATTGTTGTTATCATCCTGCAATTATAAAATGTTACTTAGAGAATTATTTGATTTAAATGAAAAGATGGCCTGGGCCAAACGTGGTAACAAAGTTGTACGTAAATTCCGTTGCAGTGCTGGGCCACGTGCAGGACGTACTGTTGCAGATATTGGACAGTGCTTTGCACCAGTAGATGTTAAAAAACGTACAAGATTAAAGTTGACAAAGGCACGTTTAGGTGCTAAAATGACACGTAAAGCAAAGAAAACAAAACGTGTAAATGCAGCGAGTAAAAGAGTAAAGGCATTAAATAGATGAAAATAACAGAATTAGCTCAAGCAATGACTGGAATGCCAATGGGAGACGATCCTGTTAAAGCTATTGACGATGCCATTAAACAAAAAACTGAACAGATGCAAGCACTACAAAAAGAAATTGCAGATTTAAAACAAAGCAAGCCACAAGCACAAGCAGCAGTGCAACAGCAAAAAGCACAGCAAGCAACACAAGGTACACAAGGTACCCAGCAACAGCCACAAGGTGGTACGACTGCTCCAGCAATGAATACAACAATTCAAGCAACACCAGTACAGCCATCATGAAGCTAAACGATTTAATATCACATTTTGAAATCCAAACAACCAATGAGGAGAATGAGTTGTTGGAAAAATTGCAAGATGTGATGATACCAGAACAATTTACAGAACGTGAACAAACAGTAATAGAAAACTTAGTAAGAAAGAGTTTAATAACTAAAGTCGTAGAAAATGGAAAAATGTATCTGGTGAAGAATGGAAAAAAACCTTTCTAAAAGATTAGAGCAGTTGATAAGCAACGGCACACAGCGTAATCCTTTGCCCATGGTTAAAGGTAACAGTATACGTATAGGTAAAGTTGTGATACGCTATAGTCAAACAAAAGGCTATATTTTGTTTGATTGTTTACTCAATGAACAGTTTTACATAGCACATAGCAAACCGGGTGCTCTTGCAATAGCAAAACAATACAATAGCGATAAACCTATTGATAAATGTAAAATTTACGATAAAGATTATTCAAAACATGATAGTGATTGTATTTTTTATGAGCACACACAAAAAGTTACAACAGATGCCTTTAGAAAAGATTTAGCGGCAGTGAGATTAGGTGTTAGCCAAGCAATGAAAGAAAATGCATATCAAAAACTAGAAGCAATCATCTTCGATTGATGATAAATAACTATAACAAACCATTCAGGAACCATAAACATGATTATTAGTGAATTCGGAAAACCAGTAACAGCAAAGAGCTTAAACGAAAGCCTAGCAAGACGCTTTGGCCAAAAAATTGCATTAGAGAATTTTACACTTGCACAATTGCAAGATGCACGTAATAAAATGCGTACTAAATTGTCTCAGATTGAAATGAGTGAAAGTTTTAACACAGTTGTTGAAAGTGATGACTATCAAAAGTCAAAACTGTTCTTGGATGTGCTGAATGCTGAAATTTCAGAGCGTGGTGATATTGAAGAAGAAGCACTAGAAGAAAAGAAAAAGCCAGACGCAAATAAGAATGGCATTCCAGATTATGCGGAAGATGGCAAAGGTCCAAACGATCTTGCTAAAGGTAAAAAAGGTGATGCTGATGACGAAGAAGAGCAAACAGACGAAGCGATGAAAAAAACTGCGCCACCACTAGAACCATATAAGTTAGGTGCCGATAAAGGTTGTAAGCCAGGGTTTGTATTAGATAGAAAAACCAGAATGTGTATGCCAAAGGCTCCAAGAGGAGTGAGTCAAGACCAATTTAACAACGAATCCATTGTACGTGAAGGTGCAGAAGATAATGCCGAAATTATTATGGCTGCAAAAGACATGGTTGATCGTGTTACTGGTTGGATGGAAGACACAGCAGAAATGCAAACAGAAAGTATGCTAGAACTCGCTGACGCTATCCGTGATGAAATGGGTGTAGATCAAAGTACACAATTTGTACAAAGCGTAAAGCCAGCACTAGAAGGTTTGTATAGTGCAATGGAACAAGCTCGAGAAGCATTGAGCAGCGGCGTTGGTTTGTTGACAGGTGAAGGTGCTCCTGCTCCAACAATGGGTGCAGAAGAAGTACCAATGGAAGAGCCAGGCATGGAGCCAACTGTGGATATGGAAGAACCACTTCCAGCCGAAGGCGATGTTGCACCAGCAGCAGCAGGTGGCGAAGAGCCACTGGGACGTGAAACACGTGAAAGTGTAGATCCACGTAAACTAGCAAAGACGCTTTCAAAAAAAAAGTAATTGAGGGTGTAAACCCTAAACTTATCCAAGTTCTAAAATCGTTACAAAGTGACGGTATTCAGTCTATCAATGTAAATGACTTAAATGATATGCTTGCAGGGATGGGTGTTGAACAATTTTCGTATGACACCTTTGCAGCAAGTTATAACTTAGATCCACGCATGAAAAAAATGATTAAAAACTTTAACAAAAATGAAATCTATTTTAATCAAGATGCTACAGATGGTATTCCACAAGGTGGTGACGGCGGAGACACTGTAGGTAAAATGGCAAAACGTGCAACAGACTTGACAGACATGGCATAATGTGTTATTTTAAATAATGACATTGATTAAACCAAAGTATACTTACGAAAAATTAAAACGTGTAGAAGTAGATGGTAAGCGCCGTTACGCAGTCCCAGGTGGAGCACCAGTTGCTAGTGTTACTACTATTCTAAGTGGCACTAAAGATATGAGTCATCTTATTGCATGGAAGAAAAGAGTAGGCGAACAAAAAGCACAAGAGATTGTTACTGAAGCAAGTGGCGTTGGTACACGTATGCACAAGTATTTAGAAGATTATATCGAGTTTGGAGAATGGCCGCAACCTGGCAGTAATCCCTATGCGCAGCAAGCACACATGATGGCTACTACTATTAAAGTACATGCAATGGATGATGTAGACGAAATATGGGGAAGTGAAGTTCCTCTTTACGTACCTGGTATATATGCGGGCACAACTGACCTTGTAGGACAGTATAAAGGTAATCCTTGCATTATGGATTTTAAGCAAACCAACAAACCCAAAAAACTTGAGTGGGTTGAGGACTATTTTTTACAACTTACGGCATATGCAATAGCACATAATGAAGTACATGGCACAGACATACGTGAAGGACATATCTTTATGTGCAGTCGTGCAGGTGAATATCAGCAGTTTGATTTGTGGCCAGACGAGTTTGCAGAATGGGAACAAGAGTGGTGGAGTAGGTGCCGCCAGTATTACGAAAAGAATGGCTAAATACTACTAGCATTACTAGGAGTAACACATGGCCGTTGTACAGATATCTCGTATTCAACACAGACGTGGTAGAAAAAATCAAGGAACAGGTTTACCACAACTTGCATCCGGTGAAATAGGTTGGGCAATAGATACCCAAGAATTATACATCGGTAATGGTGCAACCAGCGAAGGTGCACCTACAGTTGGTAACACAAAGATTCTTACAGAAGCAGATGACTTACTAACCACAGCAGGTGATTATGCTTACAAACGTGGCGAGATACAAACTGGCGAAGCAATTAGTTCTCCGACAGAAAGAACTTTACAAGAAAAACTAGATGATATTGTAAATGTTAGAGACTTTGGTGTTGAAAGCGGTACCGAAGATAATACTGTAAAAATTCAACGTGCTTTAGATCAGTTGTTTTTAAATCCAGCCAGTAAAGGATTAGCTAAAAGTAGAATAAAATTGTATTTTCCAGCAGGAGAATATGTAGTAAGTGGCGACGGTTTAAGAGTTCCTCCATATGCTACCTTGATAGGCGACGGAATTGATAAAACAAAAATTATAAGCAGTGCTACTAACCCACCTGCTCATATTTTTAGAACTGTAAATGAAACTAGTGTTCCTGGTACCTATGCTGATCCAAGCACCACTGACAGTTTAAATATGGCTAGAAATATTAGAATCGAAGGTATGACGTTGAATCATACTAGTTATGGTGGCGCATTGCTTTTAGAAAACTGTAAAGATAGCTTATTTGAAAATATCAAAATACAAGGCACGTTTGGTAACGGAATGGCTATCAGCGATGATGGCGATCCTGCAAGTAACTGGGTAGGAATATTTTTATCAAACGGTAGTGTAGCTACAGCAACAACTGATAACAATATCTTCAACAATATACATGTATCAGATATGACCGCAGCAGTTTGGAGCGACTACGATATAAATTACAACAAATTTATACATGGTAAAATCAATGCTTGTGGCCTTGGTTTCGTTTTAGGTGGCGATCCACTTACAGTTTTACCAGTAGGCAAACAGATAGGTTCGCAGCATACATTGGTAAAAGACTTTGTGTTTGATGCAGTTGATAAACAAGGTATCTATGTACGCACTGGTAATTTTAATAGAAGTGAAAGTAACACATTCTTAAACGTAGGTAGAGATAATAGTAGCAGTGTTGTCGTTACTCCTGTAATTGAATTTTATAGAAACAATTCTGCAAGTGGTTTAAGCGATGCTGACTACAGAGATATGGACAGCAACAGTAGTGTAAATGATTACTTCCAACGTACAGAAGAATTGACTGTTGATCCTTTGTATTTTACACAAGATTATTTGCCTGAAGTTCACGGTTCAAAAAGAACAGAACTGAGTTTTCCTGTTAAACGTGCAATTGGTCCAGTGTTAGATACAGGATCTGTAGAAGTAGATGGTGAAACTATCATTAGATTGCCTGCAGATGCACAACGTGGTTCGATTGAATTACATTACATGTATAGAGCAGATATTGCACCAGGGCCTTGTTACCAAGAAGGTGTTATACATATTCTTTACAATAAATTATATGCAGGCGGCGATATAACATTTAATAATGATTATATCTATACTGGTAATCCTAGTAAAGCTAATCTATTAGTATTTGGTATTAGAGGTAATGCTTTGCAAAACAGTAGCAGTGAAATACATTTAAATGTATTCAATACTGTTATTGATGCACTGTCTCCAGTAGATGACGAACTTGAATTCACTATCAAATATATAGTATAATGGTTGAAAAAGATTATGTAGGCAGAATAAAACTCTGGCGAAATCTACGTTTAAATTTAGAAGATAGTGATTGTCCTGTGACAGATGCTATTTCGTTTTGGAACAATGTACCTGTGAGCAATATAGCAGCAGATCCTTACGATAGTGCTACATGGCCAAGTCCTTGGGAGTTGCTCAAAGAAAACACCTATTGTGAATTTACAAAAATATTGGCAATTTACTACACACTACATTTAACTAAGCGTTTTTCTCAGGCCTGTTTTGAGATACATATTGTACTAGACAAAAAAGAAAGTGCAATCAAGTACCTACTTTTTGTTGACAATCAAACAATAGGGTATTATAATGATAGGAGTATTGACGCAACTGAATTACCTACTATGGAATGTCAAATGCGGTACGATACATTGCCTACTTACTAATAAATACCTGATAACTAAAAAATAAAAAAGGATAGAAATATGATTCAAGTTACCAAGCGTGACGGACGCCGCGAGCCGTTAGATATCGAAAAATTACACAAAGTTGTTTTTTATGCTACAGAAGATATTACAGGCGTTAGTCCGAGCGAGGTAGAAATAAAGAGTCAGATCCAATTTTTTAACGGTATGAAGACAAGTGAAATTCAAGAAACACTGATCAAAGCAGCAGCAGATTTAATTAGCGAAGAAACACCAAATTACCAGTTTGTAGGCGGTAGACTTATCAACTATGCCTTACGCAAAGAAGTTTACGGGGGCTACGAACCATGCACGGTAAAAGAGTTAGTAGAGCGCAATACAGAACGTGGATTTTATGATCCAGAACTAATCACATACTATGATGACGACGAGTGGGAAAGGATCAACAGTTTTGTAAAGCACGAGCGTGATGAGAATTTAACCTATGTTGCTATGGAGCAGTTGCGTGGTAAGTACTTGTGTCAGAACAGAGTAAGCGGTGAAATCTTTGAAACACCACAGATGTGTTATGTTCTAATTGCCGCAACACTGTTCCAAGGTTATCCAAAGGAGACAAGATTAAAATGGGTAAAAGATTATTATGACGCTATTAGTTTACATGATATTAGTCTACCCACTCCTGTTATGGCCGGCGTCAGAACTCCGCAGAGACAGTTCAGCAGTTGTGTTCTTATTGAAACTGACGATAGCCTTGATAGTATCAATGCTACTAGCGCAAGTGTTGTTAAATACGTAAGTCAAAAAGCAGGTATCGGTATTGGCGGCGGTTCAATCCGTGCTATTGGATCTCCAATACGCAAAGGTGATGCGTATCATACAGGCATTATTCCTTTCTATAAGATGTTCCAAGCAGCAACAAAGTCATGCAGCCAAGGTGGTGTACGTGGTGGAGCAGCTACAATTTATTATCCTATTTGGCATTTAGAAGCAGAAGAAATGCTGGTGTTAAAGAACAACAAAGGCACAGAAGAAAATCGTGTGCGTCACATGGACTACGGTGTGCAGTTTAACAAGCTGATGTATGAGCGTCTTATCACAGGCGGTGATATTACACTGTTCTCGCCAAGTGACGTGCCAGGATTATACGATGCTTTCTTTGCCGATCAAGACCGTTTTCGTGAATTGTACGAAACAGCAGAACGCAATACAAAATTACGCAAAAAGACTATTCCAGCAGCACAATTGTTTGGTGCGTTTATGGAAGAACGTAAAAACACCGGACGTATCTATCTACAGAACGTAGACAATGCTAACGACCATGGTGCATTCCTACCAGAAGTTGCACCTATTAGACAAAGTAACCTTTGTGCAGAAATTGACTTGCCAACCAAGCCACTGAATGATCTAAATGATCCTGATGGTGAAATCAGCCTATGCACACTCAGTGCTATCAATTGGGGCAATGTTAGATCGCCAGAAGACTTTGAAAAGGCTTGCACTCTTGCAGTGCGTGGATTAGATGCATTGTTATCATATCAAAACTATCCAATCCTTGCTGCGAGATTATCTACAGAAAAACGCCGTCCTATCGGTGTTGGTATTATAAACTTTGCATACTGGATGGCAAAACACGATCTAACCTACCAAGGCATTGATGCTGATGGTCTTGCTCTTGTTGACCAATATGCAGAAGCGTGGAGTTACTATCTAATCAAAGCAAGTGCAGACCTAGCAGCAGAACAAGGTGCTATTCCAGGCATTATGGAAACCAAATACGGACACGGCATTACACCAAACCAAACATACAAAAAAGATTTGGATGAACTGGTACCACATCAAGAGCGCATGGACTGGGATGCACTACGAGCACAGTTACAGGAAACAGGCATCCGTAACAGTACATTGATGGCACTTATGCCAGCAGAAACAAGTGCGCAGATTGCAAATGCTACAAACGGTATTGAACCACCACGTAGCCTTATCAGTGTAAAGCAGTCAAAGCACGGTGTGCTAAAACAAGTTGTTCCAGAATACAAGCGTCTAAAGAACAAATACGATTTGCTTTGGGATCAGCGTAGCCCAGAGGGTTATATCAAAATTATGGCGGTGTTACAAAAGTACATTGACCAAGGTATCAGCGTCAACACAAGTTATAATCCTGTGTTTTATGAGGACGAAAAAATTCCAATGAGCTTGATGTTACAGCATATGTTGATGTTCTATAAATACGGTGGCAAGCAGTTATACTACTTTAACACGCACGACGGACAAGGCGAAATTGATGTAAGTAAACTTGTCGGTGAAGCAGAAGAGCCACAAACAAATGGCTATCACATTGAAGATGACGAGGCGTGTGAAAGTTGCGTAATTTAAGATTGACAAACGGGCCAGATCCAATTATAATTTAAGACATACAGAGAGAGGTATACTATGAGCGTTTTTGACGTAGAAAATCGTGCCAACCATACAGAGGTATTGGCGTTTTTGGATCCAACAGGTGGTCCTACAATCCAGCGTTATGATACGCTAAAGTATAAAAGTTTTGACAGTTTAACAGACAAACAATTAGGATTCTTTTGGCGTCCAGAGGAAGTTGATATCTATAAAGATGCAAAGGACTTTAAAGGTCTAACTGAACATGAACAGCATATCTTTACATCAAACTTGAAGCGTCAAATCTTGCTAGACAGTGTACAAGGTAGGGCACCGGTAGAGGCATTTGGTCCTGTGGTATCATTGCCGGAACTGGAAAACTGGATTCAAACTTGGACGTTCAGTGAAACCATTCACAGTCGCAGTTACACACACATTATTCGCAACGTGTACAGCAATCCGAGCAAAATCTTTGATGAAATGTTGGACATTGAGGAGATTGTAGATTGTGCAGGCGACATCTCAAAGTATTACGATGACTTGATTGAGCAAGCAGGCTATTACAATTTGCTTGGCGAAGGCACACATACTGTGAATGGCAAAAAAGTAAAAGTTGATTTATATGAACTAAAGAAAAACATTTGGCTTACTCTAATGAGTGTGAATATCTTGGAAGGTGTGCGTTTTTATGTGAGCTTTGCTTGTAGTTGGGCATTTGCTGAATTGAAGAAAATGGAAGGCAATGCTAAGATTATCAAACTGATTGCACGAGATGAAAACTTACACCTAGCAAGCACACAAATGTTGTTAAAGTTGCTAAAGAAAGATGATCCGGACTACACCAAGATTGCACAGGAAACTGAACAAGATTGTATTCAAATGTTTGTAGATGCTGTGGATCAAGAAAAGGCTTGGGCAGATTATTTGTTCAAAGACGGTTCAATGATTGGATTGAATTCGCAGTTGCTCGGAGAGTATGTGGAATACATTGCAGCCAAGCGTATGCAAAATGTGGATCTAAAAGGTCCATACACAAACACACGCAACAATCCGTTGCCGTGGACACAGAAGTGGATCTCAGGTGCTGATGTACAAGTTGCTCCACAAGAAACAGAAATCACATCATATGTATCAGGTGGTACAAAGCAGGATGTGAGCACAGACACATTTAAAGGATTCTCACTATGATACACATTTGGGGTAAACCGGCTTGTCCAAGTTGCACAAAAGCAAAAGCACTATGCGAACAGCGTGGCTATCAATATGAATATTTAGAACTAGGCAAGGATTTTCAAAGAGAAGCAGTTCTTGCAGAGTTTCCAGAAGCTCGTACATTTCCACAGATTGTAGTTGGCGGACAAAAAGTTGGCGGCTTTGAACAATTTGTAAAATACATCGAAGACACAAACTATACAGGAACAGGACACTCGTTATAATGTTGATTGAAGCACCATATAAAAAGAACGACACAATTACTTTCCGTACAAGTGCAGGAGAAGAAGTTGTTGCTCGTTTTGTAGAAGAAAATGACAAAACTCTCACAGTAACAAAGCCTATGGCGCTAATGGCACAAAACGGCGGCTTTGGATTAGGTCCTTGGTTGCTTACAGCAGATCCTGCACAGAATATTGCGGTAAATAAAACTGTAGTCCAGTTTGTTGTAAAGACACAGTCTGATATGGCAAGTCAATATACACAAGCTACCACAGGACTCGCAATACCAGGATAAAACAATGCCGTTAGTTGCAAGGAAAGATCAAGTAGACACAGTAAACACTATTCATGTTAGTGTTGGTGATGCTGATCCTTTAGACGGTATTGCTTGTGATGCAAATCCTCAAAATATTGCAACATTAGAAGGCAGTGGAGACGTTTTTGCCGAAAACGTAGGTGTAGTACGCAAAGGCGACAACGAAGTAGCACACACATTTCCAGGTTGTGCTACTCATCAAACAGGTTTAGCAACTTACAGTCCTAATGTTTTTGCAAACAATCTAAATATTGGCAGAAAAGACGATACCTACGCTTGTAGTGCGCAAATTACGGTAGTTACACAAAGCACAGTTTTTGCCAACGACTAGGTTGACAAACTAATAAAATTATACTAATATAAGACATAGGCAATAAGAAAGGCAAACTATGAACAAGATTATATTGACTGACTGCGATGGTGTATTACTAAATTGGGAATATGCATTCTGCATTTGGATGGAGCAACACGGTTACACACAAATTAAAGATGGTAACCAAGAGTATGATATCTCAAAACGTTTTAATATTGATAAAGAAGAAGGCACACGTTTATGCCGCATCTTTAACGAAAGTGCAGCTATTGGATTTTTACCTAGTTTGCGTGATGCTATGTATTATGTTAAACGTCTGCATGAAGAACATGGTTACGAGTTCCATTGTATTACAAGTCTTAGCCTCGATCCAAGTGCTAAAAAATTACGTCAAATGAATCTAGAGAAGATGTTTGGTCCTACAGCATTTACAGTACTTGAGTGTTTGGATACAGGTGCTGACAAAGACGAGTTCTTAGATGAACATTATGCTGATACTGGTTACTATTGGATTGAAGATAAGATGTCCAATGCTATTGCAGGACTAAATGTAGGACTCAATCCGATACTTATTGAACATGGTTGGAATATGAACGATAGTGTTCCAGTTGGTATGAAAAAAGTTGTAAAGTGGAAAGAAATATACGAGCACATTATTGATAATGAGTGAAATACACGATCAACTTAAAGTTGCCTTTGCAACATATGTTAAAGAGAGCGAAAAGTTTGAACAAGAGGGTGTAAAAGTCAGTGCTGTTCGTGCTCGACAAGCTCTCAATGACATGAAACAGTTGATCGTAGAACGCAGAAAAGAAATACAAGAGCAAAAAGATCGGACATGAGTGAAAAAAATTATCTAAAATCAATAGGTGAACGTGTTGTGTTATACAATGATGCAAAAGAAGAAGCAATCAAATGGCTTGTAGAAAAACAGATAAAAGATAAAAACAGAATACAAAATGCTTTGATAATGAGTCAAATTTGGATTGCACATCAATTAGGACATGATATCACAATGTCTGATCTTATGATATATCTAGGTGATAATCAAGATATCACTATTCCAGATACAAGACTAATACAATTAGATGATGATATGATAGATATGAATTTACAACAGGTATTAGAGGCGTCAGTGGTATGATTGTTACACCTATAGGAATGTCTAGAGTTTTCATTTGCGAAGATACTGCTAATTGTGCAGTAAAAAACATAATGGAAGATAATGTGCATCAGGTTGCAGAATTTGTGGATTCTATGAATTATGTAGTAACACATATTGCAGGATCGCAAACAGCAGCAGAAAAATTAAAATATTATACAGCAGGCGAAATTGTATCATTGCAGGATATCGATTTGTATATAGGAAAATTTTCATGAAGATAGAAGCAAAAAACATGATACTAAAAAGCGGCACTAAGAGCATTGCGTTTGAAGTAAGACGCAAACGTGACATTGCCTATATTGATTATTATGATGATGCAGAGTTTTTGTATCAATTAGAGTGTCCTGTAAAACAAGCAAATAAAATTTATAAGCAATGTATTTTTGAAGGTTATAACGAGGCGTTTTGAACCGATGTTAGCGCCTGCATTTTTAATCTTTGTAAATACAGTATGTTGAGAAACGACCTTAAAGAAGAATACAGAATATTCTATATGGTTAAAGGCCATCTCGACGCATCACCTCAAACAGTAATAGAAAGTTACAACGGATACTTTCGTCGACTATGGATCGATGGAAGTAACGGCGCACCTTTGTACGACTATGAAGAACAGTTCGAACAAGCATGGAGAGACAGACAGAATGGTTTCACGGAAGATACAAGAACTTAGTAACGACGACTTGTCGTACTTGGAAAAACTATTAGGCGAGCAGTTTGCCAAAGAACTTGAAAGAGACAAAACATGGGAACAAAAGAACAAATATGATCGCCCAGGTGAAAAGAAAAGCAGAATACTTCGTCTTATGAATGCTGTCCGTGCTCAACAAGATTTCAAAAAACGCACATCAGAAAAGTGGTAAAATACTGGTTGACAAACTTTAATCATTTATGTTATAAATAAACTGTTAGCGTTGAAGCAACGTGGACACATACTGGACCGCGGGGCAGTACCGCGCAGCTCCACCATAACTACACTGTGGGACGTTATACCAGCGTAAGCAGTGGCCACTGTAGAGGTAGAAAGCAGTGTAGTTATGATGGGGCAGAAATAGGATCGACAGGTGTGAAAGTGAAGTGGAGTTAACCGGATGACTGCGTTATTGGTCAAAATTCACAATTGCAAATGACAATCGTGCGCCAGCAATGGCAATTGCAGCCTAATTAGGTATGCGGGGTATGGGTTCCACCTAGCAACAGAACGGGCCTGCTACAATTTAACACATCTCATATGGTTGACTTCTGTGTTTTTTTATGCTATATATAATACACACTAAAACACACAGGAGTTCATATGAACAAAACACCAAAGCCCATTGGTTGGGCTACAACTATTTCGTCTTTAATAAAACTACCACGAGAAATGTGGGACAGTGTAATGACGGTAGAAAAATCACCACTACGCAACTTAGACCCAATGGTAGGTCATATGATCTTCCAATGCCTATTCTTTATTTGGAGCGGCTTGTTTGCTGTAATGGTAGGCAGTTATTATGCGTTTGGTGTTAGTGCAGCCTTTCATATTTGTTTGATTACAGGTATTACACTTACAGCAACAGTGTTCCGTCAAGCAGAAAACAATCCAGAATCTATCAACAAACTGCTCAAGAGCGGCAAGAAATACAATGGCCGTGCAGCAGACGGTGAACACGTATAATGTATTACGTAATGAATCTAAAGACTGGAACTATTATAGATATATATGATAGTTTAGGCGAAGCAATAGAACTGGTTGATAGCCAACCAACTTGGACTATTATGATAAGGTATAATGATAGGAAAAAAGTATGAGTGATAAAACGAACTATTGTACAACAAAAGGCTTAGGTTGGGCATTTCTTATTATTGCGTTCTTTATGGTAGGCGGTCCTATTTTGCTTGCTGATCAAAAGTATTGTAAGCAAAGTATTATTTTACCTTGCTTCCCATGGGCAAACACAGAATGAAGCCTAACACAGAATTTAAACTCAGTGTGCAAGACATAGAGATTATTGAGAATGCTCTCTTTAATGCACAGATAAAAGAAGATCAAGCAGGCAAGCGAGAAATACAACAACTTCTTGCCAAAATACATCATCAAAAGAACTGGTATCGACCAGAAAACGCAATCTACGTAGGAGGATAAAGATGCGGATTATTACTACAATTGGACTATTACTGGCAATGGCTACAAGTGCTTTTGCTGAATCAGCCACAGTTGAAATGTGGAACAAAGACCCAGACGATAAGAAACGCAAAATGGTCTTTTCAGAAGAGATTGTTGTCGTTGAACCAGGCGAAAGTGTGACTTGGTTGGCAACAGACAAAGGTCACAATGTACAAATGATTGATGGCCCAGATGGTGTTGATTTGCCAAAGAAATCAAAACTATCAAAAGATGTTACATTGACATTTGACGAACCGGGTGTCTATGTTTATGTTTGTACTCCACACGCAAGTATGGGTATGATTGGTATTGTTGTGGTAGGTGAACTAACACAGGAAGGTATCGATGCAGTAAGAGATGCGAAAGTAAGAGGAAAATCAAAAAAGAAATTCAAAACACTGTTGGCTGAACTGCCATAGTTGTATTTGAGCAACACTTTCGCTCATTTTGTAACATATTTTTGCACTTGCAGCAAGATAGGTTATAAATAAACATGCGAAAGGGCAAGCCACTAACTTGCCCTTTGCTTTATGAAACACATAATAAAAGAAGGAATAATATTATGCGCAAGGTATTTACCATTTTAGCAGCAACACTGTTCGCAGGTGCGGCAGTTGCTGAAACAGAAAATCCTGTTGTACCAACTCCGGTACTATCAGGTGAAGTTTCATTAGATTTTGCTGAAACAGCAAATGACAAATGGGGCGGAACAATGGGTCTAGACTTAGGCATTGATGCAGCAGGTTTGGCAAGTGTTGACCTAGACTTTAGTGCAGTAGACGGCGGTGCAGTTACACTTGATAACTGGACAGTTGGCACAGAAGTAGGTGGTGTTGGCGTTGCAATGGGTGACGACAATGGCGTATTTGTTGGCGCAGAAGGTGAGCAAACACTAGCATCACCAGCAATGACAGAGTCAGTTAAAGTAACTGTAGGCGATGCAGCAGTAGCAGTAGGCTTCACAGACTGGACAGCAGACATCACAGACGTAAGCAACATTCAAGGTGCTTACACAATCGGTGACGTAGCAGGTTTTGCAGTAACAGCAAGCGGCGACTATAACTTAGACACAGAAAACACTGTGCTAGGTGGTAGTGTAGGTAGAGACATCCAAGGCGTTGACCTAACAGGTGTTGTAACATATGATGTAGACGGTGAAAAGTTTGCATTTGAAGGTGTTGCAAACGTAATGGGTATCACAGCATATGCAAACGGTGACCAAGATGACGCATTCCAAAACGTAGGTGGCGAGTACACATACAACATTGGCGGTGCAGCATTGACAGCAGGTGCTAACTACAACATCGATACAGAAGATTTTGCTCCAACAGCAGGCATCAGCTTCGCATTCTAAACGGGACAGGCTTTACGCCGTTCGCTTAAAAAGAGCCCATAGGGCTCTTTTTTTGTGGCTAAATAATACGGGCATATTATTTAGAGAGGGCAAATAATGACAACACAAAATGAATATGATGTAGTTCTACTTAAATGTGTAGACGGAGACACAGTTGATGTAGATATCGATCTAGGCTTTGGCGTATGGTTAAAAGACGAGCGTGTTAGAATCATGGGTATTGACACACCAGAGTCACGCACAAGAGATAAGGTTGAAAAAGTATTTGGTTTAGCAGCAAAAAATAGATTGAAAGAACTGCTAGAAGAAGGCGGCAAATTGATTACTACAGAAAACAAACATGGCGAAGACATGAAGGGTAAATTTGGACGTATTTTAGGTGACTTCTATGTTGAGCGTTATGAAGGACAACGTGAAAAGGTTACAGACATCTTAATCGAAGAAGGACATTGTGTAGCATACTTCGGGGGATCAAAAGAAGAAATCCAAATGAAGCACATGGCCAATAGAGAGAAGTTGTTGCGTGAAGGTGTGGTAAGTAAAGAAGAATACGACGAAGCTGTCGCACTGATGGAAGGAAAGTAATGGCTTTTAATACTAAACCTAGTACAATAAACGAAATCAATGGATGGGTAAGTGGACGACTTACTAATGTATTAGATGAAATGAAACGTACACCTAAAGGTACTCCAGAATATGAATATCTTGAAGGCAGAGTTGAATATTTACAAAAGTTTATTGATGCTAGGAATAGTATAATTGGTAAAAAGTTACCTGAATCGAAACGTGATCAGTGGAAGAAAAAACTTGACAAACAATAAACTCCTGCTATACTGATTAGGTAATAACAACAGCAGGAGTTTATTATGTCGATGCACTTGATTGGTCCTTACATGACCACTACAAAGTATAATCGTAAACAGAAGCCAAGCAAAAACAAGCGTTTGGCAGCCAAGCAAGCAGAACACGAAGCATGGCTAGAATCAATGGGTGTTGGTAAAAGCAAAACACAACACACAAATGAAATACCCAACTACAAAACTAGAGAAACAGCCAAGCTCGGCAACAATATTGCAGGACATGGACCAAAAAAAGAGTCTATGGTATATTCAGGCGAGCGACAACTACTTGGCATTGCGACAATGCACAAGTCAAACATGGTACCAGTATTTGCGGACAAGAAAGAAGATGCAAAAGACATCGCCGCAATGCGCAGAAATTAATCAAAACAATTGAGGCAGTTATGAAAAAACTATTGGCACTTCTAGCCGTATGGACAGTGTGTTCAAGCGCAACACAGGCACAAGAAGAATTGATTACAGAGGACAAGCATCCTGAGCACTATTGTATGGCATTGAACATTTACTATGAAGCAAGAGGCAGTAACCTTGCAGACAAAGCAGCAGTATCAGATGTTGTATTAAATCGTGTTGAAGATACACGATATCCAAACACAATTTGTGAAGTTGTAAAACAAGGCAAACAACACCCAAATGGACAAATGGTACGCAATGCTTGTCAGTTCAGTTGGTACTGTGATGGAAAGAGTGATAATCCACAGGATGAAGATCGTTGGTTTGAAGCACAAATGATTGCTTGGAGTATGTTGGAGTATGAAAAGTATCGCGGTATTACAGAAGGCGCAACACACTATCATGCAACATATGTGAGTCCAAGATGGGCAAAAGACTTACAATTGGTAGGAAGAATAGGTGCGCATATATTCTACCGATGGGAATAGGTTAAATAGTATACGATGATATTAGGAATACTAGTAATGATTACGGCGCTGTCGATCAGCGCCGTTGCTATCTACTATAGCGTAAGCGGATTAGTTGCTATCTTTGCGGCTGCCGCTATTCCCATTATCATTATGGGTAGTGTATTAGAGATAGGCAAACTTGTAACAGCAGTTTGGTTACACTGGTACTGGCGTAAAGCAGCATGGTGGTTAAAAACCTATCTAAGTATAGCAGTGTTAGTACTGATGTTTATTACAAGTATGGGTATCTTTGGTTTCCTATCAAAAGCACATATTGAACAAACAGCAGCAGCAGAAGAAGGCATAGCCCAGATTGCTAGAATCGACGACGAGCTAGGTAGACTTGACTTTGTTATACAACGTGCTGAAGAACGTATTGTAGAAGCAGAGGCCAGTGTAGGCAAAGGCAACGCTGCAATACAAGCACAAATAGACAAAGAGCAGGAACGTATTGATACAGCATACGATAGAATACAGCCTGCTATTGATGAACAAAATGCTATTATACAAAGTGCAAGAGACAACGACAAGGACAGAACAAAGCCTTTTGAAGAACAACTGGTAAGCATACAAAACGAAGTTGTACGACTAGAAAGCAGTGCTAGAGATTATGAAAATACTATTGCAGGATTAAAAACAGATACCAGTGCAGTAGAACCAATAGCAGCACAAATAGCAACCATTCAAGACCAAATTAGCAAAGTTGAAGGACAAATAGCCAGCGGAGAGCGTGAGCAGATTAGACAAGCACAAACAACCATAGGTGCAAACGCAGACGGAGCAGCAGGTCCAAATACCAGACGAGCAGCAAATGCTTGGATAGAAAATCAACGTGCTCAAATACAAGATTTAAATGAAAAAATTGCACAGCTACAACAGCAGGCAATTGACACAGTAGACACAGAAAGAAGCAGACTAAGTGCTATTGTAAGTGATATACGCAACAATCAAATACCAGCATTAAAGCAACGTGAAGTTGAAATGCTGGCCAAGATTGAAGATGTGCGAGCAGCAGAGTCTCCAATAGTTATACGTGCTAGAGATGAAATCACACGTATTAGGGCCAGTGCTGATCAACAAATAGCAGCCAGCAACAATTTAATTCAACAATTACGTGAAAGTTTAACAGTGGGTAAAGATCCACAAGTTGAAGCAGTAATAGAAGAACAGACACAGAACATTATAGAAGCAAACAATTCTATTGACAAACTAACACAAGACAAGTATACTCTTCAAGCAGAGTATAGAAAACTAGAAGCAGAAGTAGGACCAGTAAAATATCTAGCAGAATTCATCTATGATGAAGCAGACAAAGATATATTAGAGGAAGCAGTACGATGGGTAATAATGGTAATCATATTTGTATTCGATCCACTGGCAGTCCTTCTGCTAATTGCGAGCCAGGCCACATTCGAGATGCGCAGACGGGAGCGTCTTCGGCTAGGCTCCGAGGAGAAATTCAATGACAATGAAAGCAATGATCATCGGCATGATGAATATGCACAACCCAGAGGTGAAGACCGAGGATCTAGTGAAAACAGAGATACCGGAACCGGAACCGCAGAAGACATCAACACCCTTGCCAAATTGTATTACACAGGTGGAACCGCAGATAGCGGAGGAATATTGTCCAGACGAGTTTTGGAACCCCAGCAAGAAGCGAGACGACTTGACCTAGAAGCAAAAGAGTTAGATGAAGAATATAGACGTGCAAAACAAATTTGGAAAGAAGCAAATCCAAATGACACACTCAAGCGACAAAAAGAAAGATATATATTTGGTCAAATAGATAAACTACCATGGGATACAAATGACTAATATAAATGTTATTACACCACCAGACGTGTTACATAACCAAGCAGCAAGTTTTCTACTTGTACAACCTACTACACAGATTAGGCAGCAGTTTCAAAAATTGCTAGAAACTTTTAATAAACCGTGTAATGTATACTTGTATGATCCGCAAACAAATACGGAAAGAAATTATGACTGGTTGTTGAATATAAGTCGTATAGTTGATTATAATATAATTGATTTAGATAACATGAGTCATATTGAAAAAAATCTTGCTAGTTATTTGATTAGTTTGCCTAATAGTTTTTACTTGACAAATGACGAATATACACCGTATAATATAATTAGTGTAAACAGAATATATGATTTAGACTGGCTACACGATAAACTTAAAGAGGAATAAATGCCCCGAAGTAAACACAGCAAAGAACAACCTGTTAGTGGACTTTATGTAGAAGTTCGCAACAATGATGTGAATAAAGCGATGCGTAAGTTTAAGAAAAAGGTTGCCGAAGATGGAATCTTACAGGACTTGCGTAAGCGTGAATATTTTGAATCTAAGGGTACAAAACGCCGTTTGGAAAAACAAGCAGCAATCCGTAGATACAAAAAAAAGCGTCTTAAAGAACAAGACAATTGGTAAATAACAGTGGACGCCACAATGGGTCCACTATTATATCTTGCTTATATAAGGAGAAATGAAATGACAAGATTACAAACTCTAGACTTCCCACACTTTACCCGTTCAACAATTGGATTTGATAGAATCTTCCAAGAGATGGATAGAGCATTTGAAAATACAAAATCAAGTGGGTACCCACCATACAACATTGCACAAATCAACGAAGACGAATACATGATCAGTCTTGCAGTTGCAGGCTTTGGTATGGACAACTTGGACATCACATTGGAAAAGAATGTGTTGACAGTTGAAGGTACTGCTCCAAAAGGAGATGAGGAAGTGAACTATCTACACAAAGGAATTGGCGGACGCAACTTCCGTAGACAGTTTACATTAGCCGAGCATATTGAAGTAGAACAAGCAGGTCTTGAACTAGGTATGCTAAACATTCATTTGGTACGCAATGTGCCAGAAGCACAGAAACCAAAGAAGATTGCAATTAAACAATTTGACGCAATCGAAGGCTAACAGTCTAGGGGGGAGTAACATCCCCCCACCACAAAGGAGATAATATGACAGATACAGAAATAGTTTTAGATGAAAAAATTAGTTTAGATCTAAAAGAGCCGAAAAAATGTAAAGTTGTAGTATTGAATGATGATACAACTCCTATGGATTTTGTGATTGATGTTTTGCAAAATATATACAAACACAATTATGAAGCAGCTACTAACTTGACAATGACTATTCACGAAGAAGGCAGTGGCATTGCAGGAATTTATTCATATGAAATTGCTGAAATGAAAGCAGGAGAAACTGTGAATCTTGCAAGGAATCATGGATTCCAACTACAAGTAAAATTAGAGGAAGAATGAGCAAACTCAAAGAACTTACCTGGGAAAATCACCAAAAAGCAGAAAGAACGGAACATGCCCGTAAACTATTAAAGGGCATGACTCCACAAGAATACCATAGATACATTTATAATCAATATGTGCAATACGCTGTATTAGAAAGTAGAGCAATCGAACTAGGCGTACTAGATGGTATTGAACCTATATGTAGAGCTAAAGCTATTAGCCAGGATATGGTAGAACTAGAAAAAGAGTATGACATTCAGCGTAATGTAGATCTTCTTTGTCCTGTTGTTGCTAGATACACAGGACATGTAATGGCATTAGATAACAAAGATGATTTACTTGCTCACATATATGTAAGACATTTTGGAGATATGTATGGCGGACAAATGATTGCAAAGCGCAATCCTGGTTCGGGTGTGATGTATATTTTCGAAAACGTAGAAGAATTAAAGACTACTGTAAGAGCCATGTTACATGATGATATGGCAGATGAAGCAAATCGTTGTTTTGAATTTGCAATGGAACTTTTTGAGGAGTTAGGTGATGAGTGAAGTTTGGGATACACTGATTAAAATTCAAGACAGATTAATTGAACGTTTTGATGCAACAGGCACAGAAATTGAAGAGCCAGGTATGGATAGATTCAATCAACCGGGTTGGATCAATCGTGTTTGGAACAGTGAAAACTATCGCAGAGCACACGTTGATGTTGTAGATGCAAGAGATACAAAAGGACTATGGATGATGCATTGTTGTGTGTTTCCTCACTTGGATAATGATGGTCCTATTTTTGGACTAGATGTTATTGCTGGTAAAAACAAAATCACAGGTTATTTCCACGATTACTCACCAACGTCTTTAGAATATCACGAAATGATTGATGCATTTGGAGATGAAGTGGCAAAACTAGAATGGCGCAAGCCACGTGAACTGCCAGAGTGGGCTAAGGCTATTTTTACTGAGCATATGGTAGCAGCAGGCAATGTAAACAGCACAGAAGAACTAGAGCAACTTGTGGAACTAAGTTTTGACAGTATTGATAACTATTTAGAATATATTGGTGCCTACAATGGTGTAGGAAAAGAAGAAGCAGGTAAAGCAGCACAAAACCGTTATGCACATTTCCAAAAACAAAATCCGCATACACCACGTACAATGACAAGTTTAGGGTTGGATGAGGAAGATGTACGTGTGTTCGTACAAGAATGTTTATTCCCGGATATCGACTAAATACTATATCAGGAGTGAATAATGCGTTATAAAGACCTAGTTGAATATGAAGATTTAAACAAAGAAAAGCAAGAAATTATATCTACTATATCTGGCTTGAGTGCTGATAATCAGGACGAAGCTAACTTACTTGATAGAATTTGGAAAATACTCAACAGTGGTACAATTAGCACTAACATTGACAACGCATTCGGCATTCCACTATCAGATGAAAATATGGGTGATAAAGAAAAACTAATTGTCCGTCAAGATATGACAAAAATATTTTCAACTATAGAAAGTGATTACAAAACAATGGACAGTCTTCTCAAGCGTTTAGAGAAGGGAGGCATTGTTGATGTTGCACAACTATCAAAACCAATGAACACGTTTGGTGCAGTATTTGGTGATGAAGCAGGTTCAGCAGCATTTAGAAAATTAGCAGCCTATGGTGTTGGTAAAAAACAAAAAGGCCCAGGTGAATATGGGTTAGCGTGTTTATCAAATAAAGTTAGACTTGCTGCTGGCGAAGGAGACTTGGAAATAGATGGCATTGGTAAAGTAGAATTAAAAGCAGCAATGAGTTCAAGTGGTGGTCGCATAGGATACGGTGGTGGATCGCAAAAAGCAAAACGTGCTGTATTAGAAAAGTACAAAAATAAAATTCCTACTGTAATTGGTGCTATTGGACAAAAAGGTGGTAGTTTAGGTTTAGGTCCGTTTATGGCAGCACTAAATCAAGATCTACCAACGAACGATCCTGCTAATCAAAAAGTAAGAAAAGGATTGATGCTGGATTTATTACAAATGGATATGGAAGGATATGCCGATCCAGTTGCCGACAAAATAGCAACAACAGAAGATGTAGGTCAAGTAGAACTTGCATATCTAGCACAAAACTTTGAATGGTACAAGAACAGAGACACCTTTGATGCATTGTTGTTGATGAGTATTCCCAATCAAAAGACTGCAATGCTTCGCAACGCAAATGATTTGGCAGCATTTAGACAAGGTGGACACGCAGGCGGATTGTCAATTAGTATTATTCCTACACAAGCAGGAGCAGGACGTGAGCAATGGGCTCAACTTACACTGAATAAAGCAAAAATATAAATACGTTTGGAGGGCTACCAATGAAACGTATACTAGCAGTACTCTTATTACTGCCAACAATAGCAAGCGCAGATCTTGTACACCAATTTAAAAATCCCAGTTTTAGTGGCGTAGGATACAGTGCTCATGTATTGAGTCTTGAGCAACTGGAATTTAACCGTAGTGAAGATATTCGCAAAGAACGTGAAGCAGAAGCAGAACGTTTAGAGCGTGAACTGGAAAATTCAACACTGAACAAATTTATCAAAAACCTAGAAAGCAGAATTTACGCAACACTTTCAAAGCAAATGGTAGACAATATGTTTGCAGCCTGTGGTGATGAAACAGGTGTTACGTGCAGTAACAGTGGTACAACCACAGTAGAAGGTGCTGCCATTGCTTGGGTTAAAGATACCGAAACTGGCAGCATTACTCTTACAATAGATGGCGATGATGGATATACAGAAATTACCATACCAGGCCCAGGGGAGTTTACTTTCTAATGTGGAAAATTTTACCTTTAGTATTTTTATTGAGTGCGTGTAGTGCAGTAATGAAAAGCACACCAGAAAGATACCAAAGCACACCAAGTGTGCAAGAAAACCCAATGGCATATGAGTTGAGAGATGTTCCAGCATTAGACGGACCTGCAATGACTATTGGCGTATATAGTTTTACAGACAAAACAGGACAAAGAGCACCTAGTGTTACAGGAGCAAATTTAAGCAGTGCAGTTACACAGGGCGCAGAAGTTTGGGTAATTGACGCTCTACTAGAAGCAGGCGGCGGCAAATGGTTTGAAGTTGTAGAACGTGTGGGTATGGACAATGTTGTAAAAGAACGTCAACTTATTCGCAGCACAAGAGAAAACTATGAAAGAGACAACGCAACACCTTTGAAACCGTTAAAGTTTGCCGGTGTAATACTAGAGGGTGGCATAGTTGGATATGACAGCAATACAACAACAGGCGGACAAGGTGCAAGATACTTTGGCATTGGTGCTAGTCAAGAATACAGAATAGACACTGTTACAGTATCAATGCGACTAGTAAGTGTCAGCACTGGCAGAGTGTTGATGAGTGTAGCAGCAGAAAAGTCAATAGCCAGTTATAGACAAAGTGCAGATGTGTTCAAGTTTATTGAATTAGGAACACGCAGTGTAGAAATAGAAAATGGTTATAGTGTAAACGAACCAACAAACCTAGCAGTACGTAGTGCTATAGAAG